TCAATATATTTTTCTGATTTCTTTTGTGCGCAAATCAGTTTTCCACGTAATATCATTGTTTTTTAGTCTTTTTGGTGGCTTTTAATTTTTTAGGAGTTGCTTTACCAACTTGGCCGCCTCTACAAATAACAAAGGCATCGCACATATCTTCATTTTCTTTTGCAAGAACAAGTTCACCTTTTTTCTTACCAGTTTTCGCTACATGCAAAACCCAAGGAAAATCTGGATGCATAGCTCGAACGTGCGTCAGTACCTTTTCCTTTGTAGAACGAGATTTATCTTTTTGATCAATGTTTATTCCAAGAGTTTTTCTTGCAGTTCTAACATTTACCATAGTTGGCTTTGGTCCCAATAATTCATGAGCCAAAAAAGAAACAATACCATTGAATCTAGCTAATGAAAATATCGTTGCAGCGCTTGAAAACCCTGGAGTGAATTTCATATGTGCTTCTTCGATGAAGATTTTGTTTACATTGTATTGTTTGTTTGCAATATTATCTTGAATATACTGTTTAACAAATTTAGCCTTGTCCCAAACGTCTTCAAATTTAACCGAAGTCAATTTTATTGAATCCATTTTTACTAATTTACCAGAAGCTGAATCCAAAATAACAACGCCAGTTATAGAAGTGCTAACATCAAATCCGATATCAACTAGATTGGATTTTTCGCTTCTACTATTTTCTTCAATGCTGCTATTTTCTTGTCTGTCCACAGTTCGTACTGTGCGTTGTTTCTTGAGGCCCATGAAATACCCATTCTAGCTTTTTTCTGCACAGTAGGTCTGTTTACAAACCTATCACCTTTTACTTCAACTAACTTTTTAGTGCCATCATAGTATATGATAAAAAAATCAGGAATGTAAAGACGTATGCGACCTGTTTTTGTATTTGAAACCCATTGTATCTTAAAAGGTTCATATTCCCAGCTCTTTACATCAGGATCAAGGTCTAAAAATTGACATACAATAAGTTCCCAGCCACTTCTATATTTCGCTGGTCCATTGGTACATTTTTTTGAATTATAAAGTCCAGTATGAAATCTGCCAGTTCTTTTTTTTCTTTTTTTGACTGTTGCTACTGGCTTTGATTTAGTTTTCTTAAGAGCAGATTCTTTTTTTGCTTTGTTTGTATTTGTAGCTTTGCTTTTTGCATCTGCCAGAAGCTTTTTTTTCTTTTCTCTAATTTGATTTAAAACCAAATTTCTAATATTTTTATCTGTCATGATGTTTAGCTAACATTAGTAAATAATGTAGTTTTATGACATAAATGTACAGATATATTAGTTTTATTCGTTATAGAATGAGGATGATGAATCTTTACCGTCAGTATCAGATTTATTTTTTTCATCATCTGGAGATACTTTTCTTGGTCCTTCGCCAAGAGCTACTTCTGCCATGTCGTCTGCTAGGCGCTCTCTAACCTGTCTACGATCAGCCGTGCCGCCTTCCGAATTTTCAGCCAAGCCACGTTGCTGTTCGAAAACTTTTTCTACTGTGGAGTTTGAGAAATCTATTCCGTCTTCAAGGAATTGTTTGAATGTTGGTAAATCAAATCTTCCGGAGCGAGCCAATTTAGAAGTTAGTTTAATGTATGTATTATATTCAGCTTCGCCAAATGTATCACCGACACGGTTATAGCTCAATATTTCGAATACTTCATTTCCATATAGAAAGAAATCTCCCACGTCCACATCAAAACCTTTGTCTAACATATCACGATTTTGAATGTATACGCTAAGAGTAGTCGCATTTTCTAAAGAAAACTTTCCCATTGTCTGGCCTTGTTGCGGCTGATCAACAAGACAATCAATTTTTATTGGATTATCAAATATTTTTTCAACAGCTTCATCATAAACCGGATGGACACGTGTTCTTAAAATAGAAACGGGATAGTAAGTTATATATTGTCCTACTACGTCTTTGATAAACTCCTTCGTCCAGTCGTTTATCATTTGTTGCTCTCGGGCTCCAATAAATAACCTACTCATAATACACCTATATCTAAATATTAGATGTAACTTTTAATCCAGCCTTTTGTCAAGAGTATGCAACACAAGGTTAGGTTTGTAATTCACTAGCCAGTTGAAAGAACCGTCGACGGAGGAAAGGGTAATAATTGCATTTGTTCAGCAATTGCTTTGGCTCTAGCCAAATCCAACTCTGCCAATTTATCATAGGTCAATTGATCTAATGTTGCAGTTAAGCCTTTATCGCCATTCAGCAATGTATCTTTATCTTCGCGACCCTGCGTTACAAGATCTTCACCATTTAATGTAAGTTCAGCATTTGGAATTGGGAAATTTTTGAACTTGCTTCTTATTAGACCCAGGGTTTCGCGGCAACAAGCAAGCGTATATTCATATATCCACCATTTTGACCAAGGATTTAATGAATCATAATTTATTAAACCAAATGGTACGTTAGCTGGATTGGATACGCCAAAAAGAGTGCTATCTTGCATTGCTGGATATTGTCCAAATGACCCAGAAATAGACAGAGAGCCACTATCAAAATTTGTTCCTACTATACCAGGCGCTGCTGAAGGTGGGAATGCAACACGCAACCATAATCTATCATTGAAATTTGGCATCAAATTTGATGGAGCAGGAAATATTCTAATATTACGACCATCAATTCTATAACGATAATGTGAACGTCTAATTCTTTGTGCGGCCTCTAACATACCAGCTCTTAAAACGTCTTCAAATAATGGTAGAACGTAAAATCTTGTATCTGGTACGAAACTTTCTACAGGCATACCAGAAGCAATGAAATTTGAAGCTAGATTTGAATTGTAAACATATGAAATCGGTCCAAAGTGGAATACTTCCACTATTTTCATTCTTCCCATTGATCCGGAAGCCATATAAGATGTTAAAGGAGTGCCAGTGGAATCTACTAAACTAGTGTATATGTTATAATCTTGTACACCTTGTGTTAATTTAATTGAACCACTGTACGTATCCAATGATTGTCCGTAGCCAACTTCTGCCGCATATGGTTCCGCTTGTCTTACCAAGAATTCTAAATTTGGTCTAACGTATGTATTTGTTAAGTTTATGCTTAGCAATGCAGTATTTTGCGTAGAATTGTTTGGATTTACAGAACCAGTTGGTTGACCCAAAAGTGTAGAAAGATTTGATTTGGCTTGATATTCAATTATTTTCGCATTAAATGCAAGCGTAGCTTCTTCGAAACACGCCCAAATAATTTTTTTTGTTAATTCGACCCCAAGGACATCTTCGCCCAATCTTCGAAGAACAAATGTGACTATGCGATCCGCATCTGCTTGAAAAACAGGCGATGAATCAAAAAATCCAAAAGAAGTTGGGTGAAGGGTTTCTACAAAACGAGCCATTGAATATAAGTATTCATTTTGTTTTAAAAGATAAAACTCAATCTATAATAAACGGTTTAAACTCTTTTTGAGCCAAGTTATGTTTTTATATGGATGAGAATACCAAAAAACAAAAAATAAAAGAGTTACAAGAACAATTGAAAACTGTTGAAGAATTCGCTAAGCCTTTTTTAAAAGAAATTGAAAAAATCAAATCACAAATTTCAATGTTTGAAAGACTTAAAAAAGTTGGTGATAAGATAAGGTGGGAACACCTGTGGGATCACCGTGAAGAAGATTCATATACGGCTGAAATACTAGAAGTAAATATTGAAAAAAGAATCTACAAAGTTAAAATTACTGATTTTTATTCCTCCTATGGAGGGCGCAGCAGTGCTCACCAAATAATTGGACGAATAGAAGAAAGAGGTATATGAAAAACAAAAAAATACAAATAGAAAGTCTTGTAAATAACATTGTAAAAGAAGTTATTAACGAAGCATTTACTGCACCAGGCCCAAATTTTCCAGAAGAATTAAATGTTTATGATTTCGATGATAGTCTTGTTGAAACAAAAGGCATAATAGAAATTTTAAACAAAACCACTGGACAAAAAAGAGAAATACCTTCTCATTTATTTCACACAGTTAGCTTGGAGCCACATGAAGAATTCGTGCTAGAAGATTTCAACAAATTAGTTGAACCCGTGCCTCTTCCACTTCTAGATAGAATGAAAGAAAAATATAAACAAATTGGACCAATGGGAGTTTCAATTTGCACTGCAAGACCAGAAGCTGGTGCAGTTAAAGAATTTATGCTACAACAAGGAATGGGCGATGTGGAAGTAGCCGCCGTTGGCGATGCGGCTCCACGTGGAAATGTAGCGCAAATAAATTCTTCAAGAAAAAGAAAGTATTTGAGAAAGAAAATATTTGAAAGAGGATTGAAAATCTTAAGATTTTATGACGATAGCGCAGAAAATTGTCGTGCAGCTCAAACTTTGCAAAATGAATTTCCAGATGTTCAAATAGAAGTAGAGCAAATCAAAAAATAATCATCCTTTTAGAACTCTTGGACCTTTTTCACCTGGCGTGACAATATCTTCTCTTCTTACAAGAACAGAACCGATAAACGGCGCTCTCACTTCGACCAAGTTCAACATTTTTCCCTGGTCGACTTTGCCCATATCAACAACTTCCATATCGTCAATACATAAACAGTGACATTCATTCTTTAATTCAAAAATTTTATTGGATGCACCGACAAATGGTCCACAACTTCTAACCATTGGCATCGTTGTTCCAAATCCTTGTGATTGAATTGGTCTCCAGTACAAACAACCTTCTCTAATTGATACCGTTTGTTGTTGCGGTCCCATTCCTCTGGATGCTATTCCATCTTGATTTGTATACATTGCAGTAAGAGGATCTATGTCCTTCCAACCGCCATTAAATCTATCTCTTGGATTTGGCTGCGCTCCTTGCAAAGCACGCATTTTATCTTGTGCTATATGCGCAGGTTCAAAATGTGGCAACTCAGCAGATTTTTTCTGCAATTGTTGTTGTCTCTGTGCCCAATATTTTTTTTCCCAATCATCAGACATATTATTTTCTCGACTTTACAGTTAAATTTTTCTTTTCTTTATCGTCTATAGATAGAACTTCTTTTTTATTTTTTTCAAATGCGGAAGAACCACCCTTGGATTCGCCTTTACCAGTTTTATCTTCAATCCCGGTATAATTCTCTTTAAAATATGATATTAGTTCTTCTTTGACTATGTCATTTATCATATTTTGAATTTTATGTTCATTTGCTAATTGTGTTTTATCAAAATCATCTTCTTTGGTCATATTAGATCTTTGCTCCCAATCTTCTGGAACAAATCCTTTAGGAGCAATAACAACTCCATAAGCCATTCCACCCGGACTAGTTTCTGCCGGGTCATCACCGGCGTGTCCTTGACTATGGTCCTTGTAACCCATTATTGCTTTTGTTGGATCCATAGATATTTCAGCAGTATCTAAATTACGACCTTGTTTATAGCGTTCTGTTCCTGTTTTTGGAGCATCATACCAATCTTCAAAAAATATTTTTTTGATACTAAAACGACTTTCATTTGCAACATTGTTTTGAATGCCCAAATTTTTCATAACTTTTTTGGTTGGTTCATTTATTCCATTTAATCTCAAAACATCATTGACATATTCATCATTTTCCAAATATTCATCTTCTTCGCCATTATGATCTTGATCGCCTTCGACTTGTGGCAAAAATCTAATAGGCTTTTCCAGTTTATTTGGTCTGTTATTGCCTGGTAAATCTCGATAATTTTGATCTGATGCTGCGCCTCTCTGTGGGCCGCCCATTGGTCCACCCTGTTCAGATAACCTTTCTTCGTCCTCGCCAGATGTTAAATCAACATCAAGAGGAACATTGTCTCCAGGAGGACCCCAATAATTTTTGTATGGATCGTCTCCGTAGAGATTATCCAACTCTTTTGAAGATTTACCAATTTGAGCAATGTTATTAGGATATTTTACACCAGAATTAGGTCCGCCCAATCCATCGCCGCCAGCAAAGCCACTTGAAGATTCAGGAGCTGGGTAACCACCATTTATTTTTTGCTGGTCTTCCATATTCTTTGCTATTTCGTTATCTTCTTGTTTTTTAATTCTTGCCACAGACGGATTCAGCTTTGTTGCAAGCTGCATGTCACCGCCGAAACCATAATAGGTTCCAAGAAAACTTTCCGCACCAGAACCATGTCCTTGTCCCCAATAACCTGATTCATCAATTTTTTCTTGATCAATTTCTTTATTCTTATCATCTTCAGAAAGAAATTCCTCAATGAAACTATCCCAAGAAATTTTTTTAGCTTCTTTACGAAGATTTTTTTTGTTAATTTTAGTGGACATCTATCAAGTAAATATTGAGACTAGTTATTAAGACTATGATTCCAATGAAACGTTGTATGCTTTTTATTGCAAGTTTTATTGTTTTTGGTTGTGGTTCTACTATTAATCATACAAATCAGTGTAATGGATTAAATTTACCATCCGAACAAGATTCTACCTCTGCAAGAAACGAATTTGGCGATCCCCTTTATTGGCATGTTGATGCTTTTCCAATCAGAGTAATTGTCGATGAAAACATGAGTGGTCGTCGAGTCAGTGTTGTAATGAATGCTATACAAGCATGGAACACTGCAACCGGAATGCAAGTTTTTTCTGCCGAGCGAGGTTCACGCTCTCATTATGAATCAAGAAACACAATTTTCATCTCCGAAGGAAGAATTCCGGATGGGCCTTGTTCGGAAACAACCCTCGGAATAGCGACACGTTACTACGGAACAAACTCTTTTGGAATCCATGATAGAATAGACCACGCTGTAATAACTTTAAGTGATGTAGTTGCCCCGGGACAGGCAATAAATACCGCTATTCATGAACTTGGTCACGCATTAGGGTTTTCACATACAAGTGATATCAATGATGTTATGTATCCATATAGTGTCACAAATCGTGGCGGAATTACTCAACAAAAAATTGATTATGTAATTCACATGATCACGAGAAATGATGACGATGTTTTGAGAAGTGAGCAACCAACACAGGAACCATATTTACCTGTTAGTTTTTATTAGAAAAATCTTTTATCAAAGAATTTTTCAGCAGTTTTAACAATAATATCATTAATTTCTTTTACGGATATATTATGTTTTTCTGCCAGCAATTTTCTAGTTGTTTCATTCAAACCAACCATCTTATTGAATGAAGGATTAGTTTTCAACCATTTATATCTGTAATCCAATGGAGTTTTAGCTTCATTCACTTCCATCAATTTTTC